TTGTTTCTGGGAGCTGGTGGGGTTGCCTTGGGGTCAGACAGGACAAGCATCTTGGGGTGAATCGACAGAATTCCCATCCGTTGTTGGGTTTTCCACCTGTCGGACAGCCATGGGGGTGGCCAAAAAGGCATGAAGGTGGATGCATGGGACCGTGCGCCCTCTCGTCCATGAATTATGTCCCCTTCCCGCCTGTTGGTGCTATCTTCTTGTAATTGCCAGTGCACTCACCCACCAAAAATTCGAGACAAAAATCCAAATGGCGAAAATTGGCTGATACTAAAAATGAAAATCCAAATTTAGCACCGCACCTAAAAATTGAAATCCATTTTCGAGCCACCTCCTATCCACATAAAAATGCCCCCACATCGCTGTGAGGGCGTTCTATTTATCTAGGCTTCTTTCTGCTCTAGTTCGATTACTTCCTTGACGTCTACTCGGTTAGCGTACTTAGGATTCTTACAGTTCAGCTGTACCCCTGTATCCTTACTAAATATAAGTACTTGCTTGCCTTTCGTCTCGACCTCTATGGTGTCCTTGAGATTACTAATTACTTCCAATCTACCAATCGGCATTCCAGTAAACGCTACCACTAGTACAGTAGGGCCAGTTATTACAGGCTGTTCTGGTTTCGGCGTGATGGGTTTTGGCTCTCTTTTCGGCTTGTTAGGGTCTTTAGTATATTGTAGGTGGCACAAGACGATGAAGGGACAAGTAGCACAGATGTTGGAAACTTTGATTCCTGTAAACTTTCCTGATACTGTAGAGGTGTCTGGCGTGACTGTTAGCGTCAGGCTACCTCCACAAATAGTTTGTTGGCTGGTAGGCGTAACGGGTTTAGTCATTTTAAACCGCTCCTCTATATTTGGTTTTTGTTATTTCATACTCTTATCATAACCCGAATAACCCCATAAGTAAACCCCCAAGACTGGGAAACTTTGGGTCGAATTATAGGAAGTTTCGTCGAATTTCGTCGCCAAGGATTTCTTAATCGTAATAATTACTCAGAAACGGCAAATTTTTCACTTTTCCTTGGTGCTCCAAGTTTTAAAAAACGGTATAATCTTGGTGCGTTTTTACTAAAAAACGGCGAAAGTGTTTGGAAAAATCACGAAAAACGGTAAATCGGACGAGGGGTCTGCTTGAATAGGTACCCAAGTTTGTTACATAATATCCGCCTTTTTTTAATTATCTTCTTATATATAGAAATATAGAAAAAGAAGAGAAAAGAGATAGAATAATTACTATATATAAAGAAGTTCACGTGGAAAAAACGGTCGAGTGGACGAACCCCACCAGTAGACACGTTTTCGTTGGTGACTTCCGTTGGTTTTAAAAACGGATTTGCTTGGGAAAATAGCCGTTTTTTATACCTTTTTTCGTATTTTTCCCAAGTGCGATTTTAAATTTTCCCAAGTTGACTACCCATTTCGCGTAATTTTTTCGTCCAACGAATTGGATTAGACAAGCAAATAAAATAGTTTATAGACAAATTTATGATGTCTAGAGCCGAATCCCAATAGACAAATCTGAAATAACCCACTAGGAATTTGTCCAATGCCATATCTTTCGTCAGATAAACTGGCTATTTACTTATCGGCAGAGTACACTATATAATTAAGTTATGAGTGCCGCGAGTGGCTACTACCAAATTGAGAGGAGGTTAAGAGATGGGACAAAGAGAACCGATACGCTTAGTTGTTCTGAAGGGCAAGAAACATCTTTCCAAAGAAGAGATCGACACCCGCAAGGAACAAGAAGTCAAGGCGAAGTCAGACAGAATCGGTGCTCCAAGGTATTTACCTGCTGAACTGAGGTCGGACTTTAACAAGATTGCTAAGGAGTTACAACGGATTGATTTGATCTCCAATCTTGACCTCGACGCTTTGGCTAGATTTTTACTCGCAAGAGAACAGTATGTGCGTTGTAGCATGCTTATACGCGACACCGATCCAGTAGAGGATCATTATATGTACGGCAAGCTATCTTCCAGCGTTAAACAGTTCTTCGACCAAAGTCGAGCCGCCGCCTCTGATTTAGGGCTAACCATATCCAGCAGATGTAGGCTGTTAGTACCAAAATCGAAGAAAGTAGCTCCAGACGAGTTTGATGAGAAGTTTGGTGATGTCTAATGTTGAAACAAGCTCTAATCGAGTATTCGTTGGACGTCATAGAGGGTCGGGTAGTAGCTTGTAAAAAGCACATCCAAGCCTGTTTGAGGTTCCTACGCGATATAGATAGAGAGGGTACAGACGCTTTCCCGTATGTATTTGATGAAGCCAAAGCGTTGAGGTTCTTTGATTGGTGTGCGTTATTCAAACATACCAAAGGCGTTCTGCGAGGACAACATATTGAGATGCACGACATCCAATACTTTGTGTTCGGGAACATCTACGGTTGGGTGCATAAGGACACTGGTCTCAGGAGATTCAGAAAGGCTTACTGGCAAGTAGCTCGGAAGAACGCCAAATCCCAATCCCTAGCTGGCGTAGGCTCATATGAAGCCGCCGCTATGGGAGAGAATATGGCTGAGGTTTATATAGGGGCTACGAAGACAGAACAAGCTAAGATCGTTTGGAACGAGATTGACGCGATGATCGCGGCTTGTAATCGGTTGAAACCAAAGTTCAAAGTATCTTATGGGGTCATCCGACATACCAAATCCCGCTCGATCATTAAGCCGCTGTCCAAGGAAGACCGCAAGACAGGCGATGGTACGAATCCTCAATGTGGGATTATCGACGAATATCACGCCCATGAGACAGATGAGATTTACAACGTTATTGATTCGGGTATGGGAGCTAGACAACAACCCCTGCTTATGGTAATTACCACTGCTGGGTCGAACTTGAACAGCCCTTGTTACCGAATTGAATATGATTTCGTCACAAAACTGCTCGATCCAGACAATACGGCTGTTGAGCTCGAAACGTACTTTGCCATGGTCAACGAACTAGACAAGGACGAAGAGGGCAACTTGATAGACGACATTACTGACGAGCGTGTATGGGCGAAGGCTAATCCAATTATTTGTTCTTACCCTGAGGGACTCGCTTCCCTCCGTGCGCGTCTGGAAGAAGCCAAGCTGAAACCAGAACTCATGGATGACTATCTCACTAAGAACATGAATGTTTGGATTAACCAAAGCGAGAAGAGCTTCATGCGGATGGAGAAATGGGCTAACTGTGGGATTACTAATTATAGTGACCCACTAGGCGCGAATATCCAGCTGAAGGGGCTTGAATGTACGGTCGGATTGGACTTGTCCAAGAAGATCGACTTGACCTCTGTAACCTTCGAGTTCTTACTGGAGAACGGGAAATACTTCTTCTTGTCTCACTCGTTTATCCCAGAGGATACTCTGGCGGCTAAGATGGCTACCGACAAGGTGCCATACGCTCGATGGGCGAGAGAGGGCTGGATCACGGTAACTCCAGGAGCCGTTGTGGATTACAGGTTCGTACAGCAATACATACTTGACGAGGTCGCCAAGAATGATTGGTCGGTGAAAGAGATTTGTTACGATGATTGGTCAGCTGGGTTAATATCTCAGGAGCTGATGGATGCTGGTTTTGAGATGGTCGAAATCAGGCAGGGTATACGGACGCTATCCGAACCCACCAAGAACTTCCGCGAGGAAGTGTACGCGGGTAATATTATTCATAATAACAACCCTGTATTAACTTGGGCTGTCGGCAATGCGGTGACAAGACAAGATCATAACGAGAACATAATGCTCGATAAGGACAAATCTACAAACCGAATCGATCCAATCGCAAGCGCTATCAACGCTCATGTAAGAGTAATGCTGAAAGAACCAGACTTCATCTACAATAACCAAGGGTTATCCTTTATCTAACAAGAAGGGAGGTTGAGAACATGGGTCGTTTTACAAACTTCCTTGAGTCTCGTGGATGGATTAATGGGGACGAAGCCGAACGAACAGGGGATGCCTGGTGGAGTAACCTGATAAGCGGTGGACCCAAAGCTGGAGTGTCTGTAAATGAAAAGTCGGCTCTCAAGATCACTACGGTGTACGCTTGTGTGCGGATTATCTCGGATACAATAGCCTCCCTACCCTTACACGTGTACACAAGGAACGACAACACTGGTGGGAAAGACCGCTCGTACAAACATCCTTTGTATAAGGTGCTACATCACCAACCAAATGATGAGATGACGGCTTATACCTACTGGGGAACGGTAGCGGGACACCTGCTGACGTGGGGGAACTCCTATTCTGAGATCGAATTTAATGGCGCGGGTGATGTAGTGGCTCTATGGCCGATTTCGCCTGACCGCGTGCGAGTCGAACGAAGGGGTGGGAAAGTACTCTACGATGTCGATTCGAACAGCAAAAGTGGTGTTACGTTACCTGCGGAGAAGGTTCTTCATATTCACGGTCTAGGCTTCGACGGTCTGACGGGGTACTCACCCATTCAGATGGCTAAAGAGGCTCTTGCATTCGCTAAGGCCACCGAGAACTACGGAGCAACATTCTTCGGCAACGGTGCCAAGCCAGGTGGCGTGCTAGAGATGGAAGGGGTACTAAAGGATGACGCGGCGCGAACACGCTTGCGGGATTCTTGGAACGACCTCCACGGCGGCTCTGAACGGTCGCACAAAGTAGCTATCTTGGAATCTGGTATGAAGTACAAACCGATCAGCTTGCCTCCGAATGACGCACAATTCCTTGACACAAGGAAATGGCAGAAAGCGGACATAGCTCAGATTTACAGGGTGCCACTCCACATGTTGAATGAGTTGTCTAATGCAACTTTCTCCAATATCGAGCACCAAGGTATCGAGTTCGTACAACATACGATCCGACCTTACCTTGTAAACATCGAACAAGAGATACAACGAAAGTTGATCTCTGATGACAACGTATTCGCTGAGTGGTTGGTAGACGGTCTGTTGAGGGGCGATGCGAAGTCTCGTAACGAGGCTTTACAGATCCAGCGACAAAACGGTATTATCAATGCCAACGAATGGCGTTCCATCGAAAACATGAACCCACAAGATGGAGACCAAGGTAACGCATACCTTGTAAACTCCGCTATGATTGGGGTAGATCAGGCTCTCCTTCCAAGAGACGCCAACCCGAAAGGGGGTGATACGAATGGAGACAAAGGAACTAAGAAGCCTGACGACGGAAAAGCCGACGATGGAGAAGCGTGACGATGATGAACAATTAAGAATTGTCGGCTACGCGGTTAAATGGGGTCAACGATCTCATCCGATGTGGGGGTTTCAAGAGATATTCCAGAAAGGGGCTTTCGCCAGAGCGTTAGAGAACCCTGATGTGTATGCAGCTTGGAATCACAACGCTTCAGAAATCCTTGGTCGAACTCCAAATACTCTGGTGTTGGAGGAAGACGAAGTTGGCTTACGTTACGAAATCTTGGCGCCTACATGGGCGGCTAGATATGTCGAGACAATTGAACGTGGCGATGTCAGAGGGTCTTCTTTTATCTTCAGACCTGTACAACAGGCTTGGGACGAATCCGATCCAGATATGGCCATCCGAACAATTGTTGAAGCTGAGCTGTACGAAGTATCGCCCGTCACTAACCCAGCCTATCCACAATCCACTGCAGGGGTTAGATCGGCTGATTCAAATCCTTATGAAGAGTACAAACGGTCTATCGCTCCAGAACCTGACACAAGGGCAGCTATGGAGCTGAGACATAAGCAAAGAGAGCGCGAGCTCAAATTAATCGAGAGGGGTTAGACAATTGAAGACTATTCTTGAGATGCGCGCCAAACGCGCCGCACTATTCAAAGAAGCTAATACGCTGCACGATCTGTCCGTTTCTGAATCCCGTGATTTAACTGCTGACGAAGAAGTTCGTTACAACACAATTATGGACGACATGGACAAACTGAAAGTTAAGATCGACCGCGACGAGCGCCATGAATCGCTTAAAGCTGATCTGGAGCAACGCGAAGGTCGCCAAACTGACGCTGAAAAACGCGACAACGAGAAACAAGGCGGCAACCAAAAAGAGCTGGAATACCGTTCCGCTTTCGCTAATTTCTTGGAGAAGGGCATTGACGGCGTAACTGCTGAAGAGCGCTCTATTGTTCTTGAGAATCGTGCGTTGGCTTCTGGTACAGGTTCTGCTGGCGGTTTCACAATCCCACAGGGCTTCTACAACGACCTGATCGAGGCTCAAAAAGCTTTCGGCGGTATGCGTACAGTAGCTCGTATCTTGCCTACAGCTGGCGGTAACCCACTTTCTATCCCAACGGTTAACACGACTGCACAAGTCGGCGCGATCTTGGCTGAGAGTGCAACTGCTGGTTCCGCTGATCCAGTATTCGCTCAACTGAGCTTGGGAGCATACAAGTATACTTCCAACATAGTACTGGTACCAATCGAGTTGATCCAGGACAGCGCCTTCAACCTTGAAGCGTACCTGCGTGTCGAGCTTGCTCGTCGTATCGCTCGTATCACAAACACTCACTTCACAGTAGGTACAGGCACTGGCCAACCGACTGGCGTAATGACGAGTGCTGTACTCGGTAAACAAGGTACAACTGGTCAAACAACTTCGGTTATCTATGATGACCTTATTGACTTGATCCACTCCGTAGACCCAGCGTACCGTGGCCAATCCCAGTTTATGTTCGCAGACAGCTCGCTGAAAGCGATCAAGAAACTGAAGGATTCCCAAGGTCGTCCTTTGTTCCTGCCAGGTATGGCTGTTAACGAGCCTGATACAATCAACGGCTACCGTTACACAATCAACCAAGACGTAGCGGCTATGGCTGCTTCTGCTAAGTCGATTGCATTCGGTGACTTCTCCAACTTCGTCATCCGTGACGTAATGGACGTACAACTGGTTCGCTTCGGTGAGAAATTCATGGATTCGGGTCAAATCGGATTTGTCGCTTTCAGCCGTCACGATTCCAAACTGTTGAATGCTGGTACAAACCCAGTTGCGTACTACCAAAACTCCGCTACCTAGTAGCTGGATAATAGGGTTATGGGGGGCTTCGGCTCCCCAATACTTTTGGAGGTGAGATTGTGAATACGCTCAAAGTACGAATTAATGTTAGTATCGCTTCTGATGCTTGGTCTTTCGTTCCAGGAGACAAAGTTGAGCTTGATGTAGAGCTGGCTAATGCTTGGATCGAGGCTGGACACGCCTCACCTATCAAGGGTGAGAAGGTGGACGAGACAGAACTTCCTGAAGGGGTCACGTACCTTGGATTTGGACAGTTCGATGCCGGACAAGGTCAGCGCGTAGCTGGTAAGAAGTGGGCTGTAGAAACCCGCGAATTGCTAGACAAACACGCCGCTGAACGCGCGGCTGAGGAAGCTGAACGTGCTGCTGCAGAGGAGGTTGTCGAGGATGCTGTTGAGGGTGATATCCCAGCCGACACAGGAACCGATAAGCCTCGGAGAAGCAAAAAGACATCTGAGGGCTGAGGAGTTCGATGATGACGATTTGTATATCTCCAGTCTGATTATGGTGGCTAGGGACTATGTAGAGGGCTTCCAGAATAGGTCGCTCGCTCCTAAGACCTACGAGCTGATATTAGACACCTTCCCGTGTAACCGTGGGTATAAACCTATCAGGTTGCCTAGGACACCCGTATCAAGCGTTCTCAGCGTTAAATACACACTTGCGAACGGCTCGACTACGGTGACCCATCCTCCAGCCTCTTATGTAGTGAAAGCCGATGGCGACATCGTCCCAGCCTACAATAAGCTATGGCCGTCAGATGAGTTGACCTCAGGAGATGCTGTGAAAATCCAATATACGGCGGGCTATACCGAAATTCCTGCCGCTACCAAGCAGGGCATGCTCCTGTTAATCGGTAACTGGTACGAAAATCGTGAACCTGTTGTTATGGGCAAGACCGTTGAGAAAATCCCGTTTACAGTGGATATGCTACTCTCCTTGGATCGGATGTGGTGAGATGGAGGCTGGAATACTTAGATACAAGGCTCGAATCTACTACACACCAGGCGACAGGAACGCTTATGGCGAACCGATAGCTCTCTGGGAAGCTGGTCCAAGTATGCGTTGTAATTTCCAACCGTTAATCGGGCGCGAATACTTTCAAGCAAAGGAAGCTCAGTCCCAAGTAGAGGTCAAGTTTACCTTCAGAAGGAAAGCTTCAGTCTACTTCGATCCATCCTGTAGAATCCTGTTCAGAGAACAGTTCTACGATATCGTCAACATGGTTGAGATAGAGGATGGGACAGGCTGGCTTGTCTACGCTAAGAAGGTGGCGGAACCAAGTGGCTAAGTCAAAGGTTGAGATCAAAGGCATGAAAGAGTTGGAAGCTGCTTTTAAGGGCTTAACCAAAGTCCCCAACAGAGCGGTAACCAGTGGGGCAAGGAAGGTCGGCAAGCTTGTCTTGGCTTCTGCCAAGGCTAAGGCTCCAGAGGATTCAGGGCTATTGAAAGAGAGTCTGACTCTAGCCAGGAAGAAAGAGAAGTCCAGACCAGGCAAGGCGATGTATCAGGTGTATCCGTCAGAAGATTCATACTATACAGATCAATTCGCTAAAATGTCTAAGGCTGGTAAACGCTCCTACTATCCAGCGTCTATGGAGTACGGCTTTATGCACGCGACTGCTGGGTTCATACCTGGTTATCACTACATGAAGCGGTCGATTGACGACAACAAGGAACAAATCGAACACATAATGACCGAGACCGTTGGTAAGGGTATCGAGAAGGCTTGGCAGAAGGGGTGAGTTGAATGGCTAGTTTGGAGATATCTCTGGTAGACGAGTTGTCGCCTACGGGCGGTTGGCAGTTTAACAATAAGGTGTTCCCCATGAACGCCGTTGAGCTTACCCCAGCGCCTTATATCGTGTACTCTACCAGCTTTGGTCAGGCGGACAAGACGTTGAAGGGGTTCCTCACATCGAAAAAGGTGACTTGTGAAATTAACATGATTTGCAATGACTACGCTTCGATGAGAGACATAACCTCGGAGGTGATCCCACGTCTACAATCGTTTGCACGTAGAACGATTGGTACCAGAGACCCAATCTTCGTACAGGATATAGAGTTGGATGACCCTGTAGAATTGTACGAATACGAGGTCAAGAAATACAGATGTACACTCGGCTTTACAATATATTTATAGGAGGTAATCTCATTGGCACAACGTGCGGTAGGTACTAGAATCCAAATTGGTTCTACTGGTATTGCAGAGTTGACTTCTATCGGCGGTCTTGAGTTGTCTGCGGACACAATGGATACGACGAACCTGAGCTCCAACGGCGGATACCGCGAGTTTATTGGCGGATTCAAAGATGGCGGCGAAGTATCTCTGGAAGGGTTCTTCAACCCAGGAGATGTCGGTCAATTCGCTCTGTATACAGCTTTTGAAGCGGGTACGACAGATACGTACCAAATTCTCTTCCCATCCGCTATGGGCGCTACTTGGACATTCGGCGGCGTAGTTACAGCGTTCAAAACAGGCGCTGACTTGGAAGATACGATCTCGTTTGAAGCTACTGTTAAGGTATCGGGCAAACCGACACTTGGCATTACAGCTTCTGCGAACTTGACTGCTTTGTCCCTTACAGGTACTGCAGGTGCACTCGCTCCAGCATTCAACGGCGCGACATACTCCTACAGCTACTCGTTCACAGGTACAAACCTTACAGTTACTCCAACTCTGGCTGGCGCTACAATCGACGTATACGTTGACGGTACGATCTTCCAGAAGGGCTTATCCAGTGGTGCGGCTTCCCAAGTAATCACATTCTCGGCTGTCGGCACTAAGAAAATCACTCTCGTATACAACGAGTCTGGTAAATCGGCTAAGATGTACGATATCGTTGGTAACCGTACAGCGTAGTAATAACACAACCATAGGGGACAGATTGATTTCTGTCCTCTTTATAATGACAAGGAGGAATTGAGATGAGTAAATTTGTTGCGGTTCAATTGGATAAATCAAGAAATCTCCGCTACGGTATGGAAGCTATCGACAATGTAGAAGAAATGCTGGGTATCGCTATTAACAAGCTTGATATGGAAGAGCTGACGATGAGACAAGCGGCTACGCTGATCTGGGCTGGTCTCGTACACGAAGACAATTCTCTGACTGTAAAACAAGTTATGAAGCTGATCGATGAGTACGGCGATCTCCAAGACGTTCTCCAGAAGATGACTGACGCTCTGGACAAAGGATTCACGGGAAAGTTCGTGGCCCCAACGACAATCTAGAGAGCGACGATGACGGTGTAGAAGGCCAACCATTCTCAGTTCAAGCGGCTATGGAGGTTGCTATCGCCATCGGGATCGGGCTCAACGATTTCTGGGCTATGACTCCCCATGAATTGACTCTGTACGTAAAGGCGCATGTCAAGCGCAAAGAGGACGATTGGGACGAGAAGGTGTCCATAGCTTGGTTAGGGGCGTACTTCCAACGAGCTAATAAGATGCCTAAGATGAAAGAGTACCTTACAGCCAGCCTCAAGAAGAAAGCCAAGAAACAAACAGCTGAGGATATGCTCAGACAGATCAAGGCTTTGAACGCGGCTCTAGGAGGAACAACTGAGTAAGGGGGTGAATAAATGGCTATTGTAAGGAACCTAGTTGTCCGTGCTGGTGGTGACTTCACAGGACTACGGAAGTCGATGCAGAAAGCCCAGAAGAACGTACAAGACTTCAAGAATTCAATTACGAAGACTTTGGGCGGTATCGGGGCGGCTTTTGCGGGTTTGAAGTCCATAGAGTTTTTCGCTGACGCTACAAGAGGCGCCATGGCGGTCGAAGCGGCGGTACAGCAGATTAACAGAACTATGGGTCAGAGTTCGCAAGAATTCATGGACTGGGCTCAGACACAATCGAGGGCGTTTAACATGTCCAAGACGGATGCTACGAAGTATGGGGCGATATACGGCAACCTACTGAGTACGTTCGCTAACGGGGCTGTAGATACCAAGAATAAAACAATCGACTTGCTGAAAGCTTCTGCTGTTGTCGCTTCTGGTACAGGACGGACTATGGATGACGTTATGTGGCGTATCCGTTCGGGTTTGTTAGGTAACACGGAAGCCATCGAGGACTTGGGCATTAACGTATACGTTAACATGCTGAAGTCAACACAAGCTTTCCGACAGTTCGCTGGAGACAAATCCTGGGATCAACTCGACTTCAAAACTCAACAGCTGATTCGATACTACGGTATCATGGAGCAAGCCAATAAGAAGTTTGGCGCCGAGGTAAACCAGAACACTAACTCATCATTACAGAAGTTTACAGCGGTTCTGGGAGATATCAAACTGAGGATAGGGCAAGCGTTCCTTCCGATCATGAATGTCGTACTCCCGTTGTTAACGAAACTGGCTGTCGCAGTCTTGACTGTAGTTAGCGTCATATCACAGGCAATGAACTATCTCTTTGGTAGCTACAAACAGAAAGCCGATGCAGCCAAAGCAGCCTCTGAGAGGGCTGGTAAAGGAGTCAACAACCTAGGAGCCGCCTACCAGGACACTGGTAAAAAAGCAAAGGAAGCGGCTAAACAGGTACTGGGATTCGATGAGGTTAATACCCTTAATGATCCAGCATCCTCTGCGGCTGATACGGCGGCTCCAGGTACAGAAGCGGACGGCTTAGCCACCCCTGATCTGGGTATGGGTACTGCAATTGATCTAGACCCACTTTCCGACAAGGTAAAAGCGGCTGTAGATAAGATCAAGAGCGTATTCACCGCCTTTGTAGACTTCTTGAAAGAGAAGAAGGACATAATTGTTTCTATACTGGCTGGCGTAGTAGCGGCTCTGGGAGTCGGGCTTATTATCGCAAACTGGTCGGCTATCTCAGCGGCAATCGCTAGTGCCTGGGGCGTACTGGTAACAGCGTTCCAATGGATTCTTGCGGCGTTCCTAGCCATAGACATAGTCTTTGTCGCAATCGTCTTAGCTGTAGCGGCTGTGGTAGCGGCATTCGTATACTTCTACAGAACCAACGAACAATTCAGAGGTGTTGTAGACGGTATATTCAGGGCTATTGGAGACGCGCTGGTTTGGCTCTGGAAGAACGTTATGGTGCCTATGGGAGAGTTCTTAGGCAAAGCTTTTGTAGCGGTCTGGAAGGGGCTAGGCGAAGCGGCTCAGTGGGTTTGGAAGAACGTGATGGTTCCGTTCGGAGGCTTTCTGGAGAACTTCTGGAAACAGGTTATCGTACCGTTAGGCGGCGTACTGAAGGATGTCTTGGGAGTAGCGTTCGACGCTGTTGCTAAAATAGCCAAGGCTTTCTGGGAAGAAGTCCTTGTCCCTATGGGTAAGGATATCAAAGAGGTTATTGGACCTACAATAGAGACTCTCAAGATAGTATTTGACGCTCTCTGGAAAGACTGTCTGGTACCGCTTGGAACCTTCCTGGGTGATGTATTCCTAGCTTACTGGGGAGCTATCGTCACTAAGATCCAAGAGGTTTGGGACAAAGTCAAACCGTTCGCTGAGTGGTTGGCTAACGCCTTTGTCGACATACTTACCGAAGCTTTCCAAGGGGTAGGAAAAGTATTAGACAAGGTGAAGGAAGCTTTCCTTGGTATACTGACGTTTATCCAGGGCGTGTTCACAGGCGATTGGAAGAAAGCTTTCGAAGGTCTGGGCAGTATCGTGAAGGCGGTATTTGAAGGACTGATAGAGGTCATCAAGATTCCTTTGAACGCCATTATCTCTATGGTGAACAAAGTGATCGAGGGACTGAATAAGCTACAACTTCCTGACTGGGCTGGCGGAGTCGGTATCAATATTCCAAAGATTCCTAAGTTGGCTAAGGGCGGTATTACAAATGGCGAGATGGTAGCGACAATCGGGGACAACCCTGGTGGACGCGAGGTAGTTTCTCCACTGAACGACCTACTAGGAATGATCCAATCGACAGTCGGAACGGCTATGGCTAACATGGCTCTGAACCAAGGCTCGGCTCCTACAGGAGACATTACGTTACAGATTGATGGGGTAACGTTCGCAAGGGTCACAAACGGGTACTCCGCCAAGGAGAACACTCGTATCGGCGGCTCGATGATTACTGTTAAATAGGAGGGGTAACGTTGTCCGTATTCAAGATCAATGGGGTGGATATGCCTACCCCTTCTGAAGTGTCCTTCGGGATAAATGACGTCAGTAAGGCACAAAGGAACGCCAACGCTAGGATGATTATCGAGCGGATAGCTACCAAGGACAAGATCGAATTTACTTGGGCTTACCTAACCGCATCTGAACTAACTAAGCTGTTGACCGCTGTAAAGGGCACAACGTTCTCTGTAACGTTTACACATCCTCAGACAGGACTTACCAAAACGGGTACGTTCTACGCTGGTGACAGGACGGTAGAGGTTATGGACTACTACAGTAGCGTTCCCAGATATAAGAACACAAAATTCAACGTGATCGAGGTGTAGACATGCAGAATACAAGTCAAGCTTATAAAGACGCTGTCTACGCCCCATCGCGCCGAACTGTTGCAAGAGTTACGTTGGACGTATCGGACGTATACGCTGAGGGCGATGTAACCAACATAGGGTTGAGTCTTGCTGGGGAAGCTCCCTATATCAGCGCCAAAGCCCAGTTGAACGACGATATACGTAAAGCGACAAGGAAGCTAGCTACTCTGGAGAAGGACAGGTTCAAGCTTAATGGGGACTTCTCCTTCCCAGACCCAGTAGTTGCTAACAACGGTAACGTTGGGTATACCAGTAGCTGGTTGTCTGACGAGAACGGAAATACAAGCTACAAAAGCCCGTCTGACGGAAGTACCTTGTACTACAGGCTTACATTCGACTTTGGATCTACCCACACAAGCCCTGGTGCTACGATAACCTTCAATCCTGAAGATAACGAGTACGCTACAGAGTTTATTGTGTACGCTTCTGTAGGGGCGGGTAGAGGGGGCGTATCTCTCGATGTAATCCATGTATATGACAATACGCAAGTAACTGTAGACGTTCAAGGCAACTTTGTCGGTTATGACCATATATTCGTTGACATAGTCAAATGGAGTAAGCCTAACAGACGAGTTAGGGTACAGGAAGTAGACTTTGGCGTTGTTAAGGTGTATGACGGTGAGACGTTAATCTCCTGTAACTTAACAGAAGAGTTCGACATGACAAGCGGTACGGTTCCATCTCCAGAGTTCCGATTTACTGTAGACAACTCCGACAGAGCGTTCAATATCTTGAATCCTACAGGGTTTGTTAAGTATCTACAACAGAGACAATCTGTAATTGTTGAGCTCGGGGTAGAGAAGGACAATGGCGAGATCGAGTATATGGAGTTAGGCAAGTATCTACTGTGGGAATGGACGAGTGAAGAGGGGTCTATGACCGCCACGTTCACCTCCAGGACAAACCTAGACTTGATGGATAACTACCTGTATGAGAAGCTAACACCGACTACAAAGACGCTTTACCAGTTGGCTCAGGACATTTTCGCGGGATGCGGCATTACAGCCTACTCCTTGGACGTTTCGTTACAGGGTATTACGACAAACTCGATGACCAAGGAAGTCGATTGTAAAACGGCTATCCAGATGATCGCTATCGCGGGGTGTTGTAATATCTTTGTAGATAGGGGCAATATCATTACTCTCAAGAAGATGACCCCAATCGTTACGCCAGACGACAGGATTGACCTAGACAACGTATATGTTGAACCTAAAATCGAGCTGGAGAAGGTAGTCAGAAGGGTAGACGTGACGTACTGGTCGGATATGTCGACCAGCGGTATCGCTACCGTAACTGATCCCAAAGTCGACATCGGGGATACGCTCGGATTGCAGGGTAACACGTTCATAAACACGCTCTCACAGGCTCAGGCAGTGGCTACGTGGCTCTTAGCTCAAAAGGCGTATCGGAATAAGTACTCTATCAACTGGCGCGGAAATCCAGCGCAGGAGCTGTTAGACGGTGTAGGTATCGAATCCACATATGGCGTATCGGATATGAACGCGTTTATTACAAAACAGACTCTTGACTTCCAAGGCTATCTAGCCGTTCAAACGGAAGCCAAGGGATTACCAAACTAGAGAGGGGAGATACAGATGTCTGTTGTAACATTAGGCGAACTCAAGACTATCTGGGAGAAGGGCTTAGTCAATACAACGTATACCAAGTTCAAGGATAACTTCTCCCAGTTCACTTCTTTGGACGCTACCAAATGGGATTCTGTACTAGGCTCGGGCGCGGCGTTGACAACCCCTTCGACATCTCTGTTGATGACGAGTGGAGCGGCGGCGAACGCAGAGACTTATGTCTTATCCAAGGATATGTTTAAAGTACCTTGTCGCCTGTCCGTAGGGTTAGGGCTTTCCCAGAGGGTAGCCAATCAGTCATTCTTCATTGAGCTAGTCAGCGTTGACCCTGTTACAGGTGTTCCTGACGGACTTCACCAAGCTACGTGGTGGTTTGACGGAACTACTTCCACTACAGCCAAGTATCGAGTACAGGACTGGGGCACGACCGCCCTTGATTCAGGGTCATCTACAGTACCTACAACGGCTGGTACGGTCAGTGAATACTCTATTGAGATTGGGCCAGAGGAAGTTTGGTTCTCAGGGCTAACAATAGATAGCACAGGACAAAAGTCGAATACGTACAAACGTAGTCAGAACACTCCCGATCCGAATGCGACGTACAAAATCCGCTTGAGATTCTTGAACGGGGCTACGGCTCCAACTACAACTACGGCTACAATACTCTATGTAACGTGCCAAGACTACGCGGAATTGAACGCTGAGATTATAGGAAGTCGGGGTATGGGCGCGGCGGGTACCTCTCTACCAGTAGTTGTCACAAACTCAGTAGCGATCAGTACACTACCGAATACCACAACCCACTACTTGAATTCAGCGGCTACGACAAACGTGACTTCGGTCAAGACTACGGCGGGTAACTTATACGCAGTTACTTGGAGTAACATGTCTGCAAATCCAAGGTACTTGAAGCTATACAACAAGGCTTCTGCTCCGACTATTGGGACGGACATTCCCGTAATGGTAATTCCTCTTGCGGCTAACGCATCTGGCACCATAGAGATGGGAACGTTAGGGGTAAGATTCAGTACAGGTATTGCTTACGCGGTTACTGGTAACTCTCCAGACGCGGATGCAACTGTAATCGTAGCTGGCGAAGTCAAGCTTATGGCAGCTTACGTGTAGGAGGGGCTTATGGACAAGACTTGGGTAACCTATCTACCTAACCAATCGGTTATCGACTTGGACACTCAGCTTGAAACAGGGGATTCAGCAGACTCGTTTTTGGGTCTGCTGGTTGAACCCTTCGAGATGGCCAGGACGAATAACGATTATTACAACTTCTGGTCGATTAACAAAGTCGAACAGAATATGGACTTCCTGATCCAGTACTTGGAGTCGCTACAGTACGTGATACCCGACTTAACTCTGGTAACGGACAGGGATCAGAGCTATATAGATACTCTTGTAGGAATCAATCGGATTGAGAATAACCTGGAAGCTGTCAGACAAGCTTTCGCTACTCCTCCAGGGTATCTCGGAAGTAAGAGCTGGGTTATTGGTCAGGGCTTCGATAGTTCAGACGCTAACCGATTAGAGACAAATATTCGATTGTTGCTTGAAACGGCGTATGCCGCCAAGACCAGCTTCCGCTATTGCGGGGTTACAATCGCAGGACAAGGAGGATTACCGCAATGACATATTCAAGAACCGACTGGAAAGACAGAATCGTAGCTAACCCCAACGCGTATCTGAAACAGAACGAAACTGCTGGCGATGTTGAACTTATCCCCAACCCAGGGGTAGTTACAGAAGCGGGCACGCCTTTGAACGCCGCCAATATGAACAACATTGAGGATGGTATCCTGGAGAGGGCTACATGGGAATCTGTACACTCTCTGGAACGCGAAGTAGTCAACCTGAAGGTTTTGTCTACGCTCAAAGATAAGGTGGACGGGGCTTCTGACTTCTTCTTCGATACTATCGCATCCAAGACAACTACGCCTGACGGTTCGTCTATGTACCTAGATGCCGCCCAATCTAATCTACTTCTGGCTATGTCTAGCGGGGCTAATAGTTGTACGGTTACCAACCCCAATCACGGGTTCGTAGCGGGCACGGAAGTCACTATCCAAAGCGTAGTCAGCGGTACTTTGTTCGAGCGTAAGGTTATCCAATCTATCTCAGGTTCTGTACTAACGTTCACAACGGCTGTATCTTCGGCTTTCCCTATCGGGTCTGTTGTCTACCGCTCTTGGGCGGATCGTCAGACCGCTGGTAGCATGAAATTCCGCAAAGCCGCTTCCATTAATACAACACCGTTCGATCTCAATGTATCTACGCTGACTTACCAGACTATGACAGCGGATCAAGGTTCTTATGTATTCTCCGATTTCACGAGTTACCAGAACGGCGCGGGCAGCTACTACAACACTCAATTAGGGCCAGGCGGTGATATAATGACCAACCGCGCCCAGGGAGGAACGACAGTAAACGTATTCAAACGGTATGGAGATTCCTATGTGACTAGCCAATCTATCTCTGTCCCCAATATTATGGAGTATTATATGTCTAGTGACGGTGTTTGGTTATTCTTTGTCGTAACTGCTACAACGGCTGGTCAGATACCTGTGATAATCTATAAGCTGGTTAACGGGACATTTGTAAGGATTCCAGACACTAGTATTACGGGCATAACAATCGGTACAAACTGGTCTTCGTCCTCCAGCACATCAATAGACGACATTAAGATTTCCCCAAGCACAAACTACTTCGCGGTAGCGTACCACAGCTCGGGACAGATCTTCATGTTGAAACGGACAGGGGATACATTTGCATTTTCACCAACCATAGCGACCCCTGTAAGCTCTATCTCAGGGTTCAACTTCTCTTATGACGATAAGTTCTGTGCCTGGACATCTATTTGGAACCCTAACAGTGCTGGGATATTCAAGAACAACGGAAGCGGTACTTGGACTTCATTGATTTACCCGTTAACGTCCTTGTCTAACTATTCTACGGCTTGGCCAGTATTCTCTCCTGACGGGAAGTACCTTTGTATTAACAACGCTACATCGGCTTCATATAGGACGGTTCGGATTTACTCGATCAGCGGCGATACGTTTACTCACTATAAGACAGATGGCTCCCAGATTTATGGGGTGCCAGCCTTCTTCTCTCTCGACAGTAAGTATATCTACGTTTCCAGTAACGTAACCAATGCAAACTATTACTGGAAGATGACGGTAACTGATTTGGCGGCACCTACCCAGACGCTCTTTAGCCCAGCGCCTACTTCGGTAGTTAACCACATTAAGATGGACCCAACGTTTACGGTGGCGTACTGTACCTCTATAGGGTTCATGTGCTTGAGCAAAAACTCCGTAGACATAACTACAGCTGACGTTCGGTACGAAGCTAAGGTCACAAAGCCCGTCAAAGGCGCGGTGGCTTTTGTAGAGAGAAACAACGCGGTTGCAGTTACAATCTCGGCGGCGTTGTCGATAGACTCGGGTACAGAAAGCCCTGTGGCTATGACGGCTGAACCAGATGAGACGGTAGACAGCACAACCTTGTCTACTACCTTCAGTAAGGCGCTACCAGCTGGATCGTCGGCTACGCTTCGATTGACGATGAATAGGGCTAATACAACACTTGATCCTGTAATTACAAAAGTAATGGGGGCGACAGAATAATGAGATACAAGAATGCTGCAGGCGAATACGTTCCAGTGACGGACTCCAAGACTTCGGACAAAGAGCGTATCGAGCAATTGGAACAAGCTCTGAAAGACCAAGAAGACGTCAACGGACAAGTAATTCTGACCCTGATTATGAACGACCTCATGTAGACAACAAAGAGAGGAGGTGAGAAAGGTTATGGCTATTATCTGGTACGATTTGGTTAAGCTCAATTTTGATTCTGGGAACTACACGCTTGCGGATTGCAAGGTATTTGTTGTAAAGGGTAAAATCACAGCACAAGAATTTGCGGACATTACAGGCGTTGCGTACGAAGCATAGGAGAGGGAGTGGCTAAGACATGACGCCAGATGAGCAGAAGACGGTTGAGATTTTACAACGTCTGACAAGGATTGAAACGCTTTTGGAAGGAATGGGATTGGCGGGGGCTACAGCTGTTGAAGCCCACTCCCTCGCCAAAGAAGCTAACAGGCGGCTAGACAAGCTAGATAAGATCGTTTTCTGGGCGGGGACAACAATCGTAGGCGCAGTAGTTCTTGGACTGATCGCACTATTAATTAAACAAGGAGGGGCAAGCTAATGCCTAAAACAATTATCGCACCAATCGTAACTGTACTGGTTCTGTTCTTGCAAGCGTTCGGTATCCACATCGGTGACGATGTAGCATCCCAAATCACTGAGTGGGTAGTGTCTGGTATCTCTCTGGGAATTACTATATGGGGTATCTTCAAAAACCACAAAGACAAAGGAGAGGTTTAATATGGCTTACCCAAAATGGTCGTATGACGCCAACTACGTAGTAACAAGCCCGTTTGGAGTTCGTAAAGACCCGTTCAGCGGGGTAGACACGTTCCACAGAGGTATCGACTTGGTAGGAGACAGCTCGACTTGTCCGATTTACGCCTTTGTAGCGGGTATAGTGACTCACGCCAAAGAAGGGGCTACTGGGACAGGACTTGGTAACTACGGTAATGTCGTAGGTATCAAAGACGACAAGGGTCATCTCCACCTCTATGCCCACTTGTCTATGGTTACTGTACGTGTAGGACAAACGGTAACTAGAGGACAGATGGTAGGGCGTATGGGTTCTACTGGTAAATCCACTGGTCCACATCTACATTATGAAGTACGTAAAGCGGCAGCCCCAAGCTTCGGCTACACAGCGACAGAAGCTGGCGTTGTAAACCCTACGGAATACCTGGAAGAATACTACAAAAAGACAGGGGTGGCTCCATTGAGCGAAGCAAACAAAGTAGTAGAACAGCACGTGAACGTGGTTGTAAACGGTAAGAAGATCGATGACGGGCTGTTGATTAATGGGGTTACTTATGCTCCAGTACGGGATTTGACTCAAGCCCTCGGGGTAAAGATCCAGTGGGACCAAAAGACTTCGACTGTAACGGTTAACGGGTAACAAAAAAGAGGAGTAGCCCTTGGGCGCTCCTCTTTCTTATTTAACCTCTCAGGAACTGGACGTAACCGTATGCGCCTGTTTCTGTTATGTACGGAAGCCGTTTAACTCTGTAGTAGGCGTTCGCGTAGGTTGACCACTGGAATCCGTATTTCTCCAACTCGTCAATTAGCTCTTTGATCTTTACTGGTCTACCGTACTCATCGAATATCTCTCGTACAGCGTCCTCGATCATTACTCTGTCTTGCGTTCTCTTGACCGTATCAACGATTAAGCCCTTCATATCGATACGTTCCAGCATATCGTGCTCTGCCATCAGGTAGGCTTCCTCTCTTATGAGAGATTCCTTCTCGGCTTCCAGGTCGTAGATTCTCTGGCGAATCTCCTGTGAGCGGTTGAATATTTGTTTCTTGCGGTTAGCGATAATCTCAGTCGTTGTTACTTGCACTGTTCTTCCTCCTTCTATTATAAAGCGTTCCCCGCCTTACAAGATAAGTATACCTCGTCTTGTACGAAAAGTAAAGTCCCAAGATGGAATTATTTTATCCCAGTAGTTAATGGGGTTAATTAACGAGGTTAATATTTCCTGTAGAAATCATTAATGTAGTTTAGTATAATAGGTGTATGGGAGCGGATCGACCCGTTTTCATAACCTTTCTTTATTCTTCTCTGTCGAAGTTGAGAGCGACCGAGATACATGGAAACGCCCGCCTACAGTCCTATGCTGTGACGGGCGTTCTTTTTATATGTTCCGATCTTTCATGGCGTCTACGAGCTTATCTGTACGTTTATCCGCTTTGTGGGACGATACGACGATTAGAGCGTGGATAATACCAGGAATCCATCCTAACAGGCATAGTACCAAATTAAGAACGAACTGGATCGGCTTCCCACAGAACAATACGGCTAACGGCGGTAATAACAGGGCTAGGAAGTATCTCATTTCCTCACCTCCTTACGTTTCTTTCTGGTGTTACGCCTCAGAAGCTGTCTCCATCGTCCAGCGTTACTACGGCGGCTGGAGCGGGATTGGTCTATCAGTAATACAATAATGAGTACGATCAGAAACGCTACTCCCCACGCGGGTATTGTCGATACGCCTATATTCATATGGCGATATAACCTCCCACATGAACGAAAGCCTGTCTGTCCTGGTCGTACTGGTATTCCTCTCCGTCTTCCAATCGGTACAGCGATGCTCCAGGTGAAGTCACGATATCGAAGTAGCGGTTTACAGCTTCGTCGGCTGAAGCTGCCTTGCTTTTATGTAGGGAGAGTTTGCGGTCGATTCTGGCGATGACTTTCTCCTGACTACACATCCATGTGCCCCATTCCACGATCACACAGGTCTTGGCTACAGCGTTGAGAATAGCCAGCTTGTCATTCAGGTCGAGAAATCTCATTCTCACAACCTCCTAATAGTATTCAATTGGTCTTACAATCCCTATTATAGCCGACTGTAAGACCAAAGTAAAGCCTTTTTTATAATTTCGTTCCTTCCATAACCGCGTCCACTAGGCTCTGGTTATTTTCTAGGGCTTCTAATATATTCTGGTCTATCGTCTTCCCGCTCTTCATACGGGCTACCAACCTATAATAAGTAACGGGACGGTCTTGGCCAGGTCGGTGTACGCGCTTCCTAGACTGGAGGTATTGTCCTAGAGACTGGGTATGGGAGTAGTAGATACAGTAACGGGCGCGGGTCAGGTCTATGCCCTCCGCTCCAGCGCTAATCTGTACTACCAGAACCGTAGTCTTACCAGCGTCCCAGTTATGTAGGGTATCGCGCTTACCAGACACCTCTGAGCTCTTACGCCCCAGCTCATGGACTATACGGCGGATGTTCTTGATATCCTTGGTATACTTAGCGAATACAACGACAGGTTCGTCAGGCGCTATGTCCTCAAGAAGCTCCTTGATCGTCTCTTGTCTAGAGGGGTCAACCTCAATGATCTTCTGGTTACCGTCCTCGTCTATTACGGGCAGATACCCGCTAGCCAATTGTTGAAGCTTACCGATTACAGCGAGAACGTTACCCGCCATAACAAGCCCCTCCTTGAGCTCCAGGGCACCTTCCTTCTGGAGTTCCTTGTAGTGTTTCTGGGAAGCGGGATTCATATCAAACTCAACGTCGATTGTCTGGGTCTCTGGTAGGCTCTGTTCTACGTTTGACCAGTACGCACAGGAGAACATTTTGTCGTGTAGCTCGTCAAGATTCTTGTAGGGGTTATTCTTGTCTAGTATTTTAAAGCCGCCGCTGACTTGAATCTGGTTGGAGTATTGATCCTTGAAGTTCCCGTAGTTTGTCCCGAATATTGTAGGCTCAAGGAACCTGTACTGAGCGTAGATGTCTAGAGGGTTCTGGGCTAACGGCGTACCCGACATAATGAACCTGTTCTTTACACGCCTACCGATCAGTTGTAGTACTTTAGATACCTTGGAGCCTGGAGATTTGATTCTGTGAGACTCGTCACATATTACAGCGTCGATCTTGAGTTTATTCAAGAGGTACTTCCTGAAGGGCTCACGCCATACGCTATCGTAATTACACACAATGACTAGTTGTCCAGATTTACATTTTGCGACACTCTCCTGCACTATCCCAGCCTTTTCCTTACCCGCTATTCCTGAGATGTTTAAGACAGTGATAGGCTCGTTAGGAGCGTGGACAAGGAACTGAGGCATCCATACTCTACAAACCTTCTTGGGAGCGATGAGAAGGGTAATCTTGAATCCCCTGTTAACTACAAGGTCTACGATTACCTTGGATTTACCTGAGCCCATAGTCGTGTATAAAGCCCCTGTCTCCCTCGGGAAGAGGAAGTCAAGGGCTTCTACTTGGTGAGGCCAGGGTTCGGTATGGAACCTTAAAGAACTAGCCATTTAAACACCGATACGATAATACCAACGGTCAGAGCTACCGTACAGAGCGTAAGCCCTGTAGAGATTGTAGCCGTCAAGATTCTTCCTTGTAGTTCGTTGAATTGTTTGAAGTTCATTGTACTTCCTCCTTGTATCTGAATATCTTTCCAGAGCGCTTGATTATTCTTGGTACGCCATGTTTTAGGGGGTAGGTCTCAAGCGTATCTACACACAATCTCTCGACTATAAGCTTTCCATCTGGGGAGCGGGTCTGCTTGTATACTACAGGAGGAAATCCTGGAGGGTATAATCGAGCCGTTGGTTTGTCTACGCTCACTTGAAGGGGTGAGGGTTCGGTACCCAGCGCCCTATACAATGAGTACCTTGGATCTCGATAATCTCATACCATTCGCCCTTGCCCCGTATCTTCATACCGAGTTGGGGAGGGAAACAGAAACGTCTGATCTTGCGACCGTCGTCAGAGTCCATTGTATACAAGAAATCTGCGAATCGGCTTGTCTTGGTTACGTATGGGTCTTTCGGCATAATGGCCCCGCTTTCTGGTATGGTCCACCAATAAGGATACAACGCACCGTCTCGATCTTGGGGAGTACTCTTGTTACCTTGAACCACTTACCAGACTTTGTCTGATAACAACCTCCGACTACTGGTTGGGGATGGAACTCGCGCTTTACAACTTTCTGTCCGTCCTCTGTATCTACCTTCCATTTAACAGCCACTATCGTCTCTCCTTTTGTTCGCGGTCAGCCATTATATCCCTGATAAGGAATCCTACGGCTACGCCCGATACAAATACGCAAATAGTCGGTATAAGCACTCTAATCGCCTACCCCATCAAAGATTCTCTCTTTCACGTCCTCAAGGCTGTAAGCTACAAAGGCTAAAGCTCCCGCCTTGCTCCACTGTCTTAGATTCAGTTCCTGCGCTTTAGAGGGCTTGTTCCCGTGATCTGGGGTCTTGACCTCTATCCGAACGCTACGCCCCTTCCAACAAGCGTTTATGTCGGGTCTACCAAATTGGAAAGCGTTCCCCATAACCTTCTCGGCAACGCAGTCCTCCAATCCGTTCAGATACTTCAGGATTCTGTTTGTTATCTGAGATTCAAGTGCCAAGGTTCGAAGTCCTTAATGTCGTATTTGAAGTGACTTGGTAGGAAGGGTTGTAAGGATTTGTCGTCAAGGTATACGTTGGCATAGATTTTACGGGTATCGTTGCTAAACATCTCTTGTACTTCCTTTATGTTCTCGTTGACCGCGTCAAATACGATACCGCGATCCTTACAGAACTCAATCGCCTTATCTAACAGACGAGCCTCCGTGTTGTTATCCCTACAAGTCCAGAGTACAAGTTTAATACCCGCATCTTGCCATTCCTTGAGTCTGAGGAACAACCCTGTGTTAGCCTCTCCGATCTCAGGGAACTTGTCCTCTACCAAGGTACCGTCAAAATCAATCGCCGCTATAAAGGGCAGTTTCTTCATTGTACTTTTATCAACATTCTGGTTCGACATATTCTTTTCCAACACCTTTCAATTCTTGTTTCATTCTGTCCGCTACCCAAACCCTAGCCCAACCCTGGAAATCCGTATCGGACGCAATAAAGATTTCGGGATACAACTTTTTATACTTGTCCTTGATCGCTATTCGGAGGGCTTGTAAGTCCTCTGGCTTATCGATTCTTCCCAACCCAAACTCATCAGCCGCCCAACGGTTCAACCACTGGTTCGTCAACCAACCTCTCCCATTCACCCACTTGTCGAACTGCAATTTGAGGGAGGAGGGTACATAGGAGAAATGTACCCAGTTGTACGATTTGTCTGGCTGTTTAATCTTAATTTGGAACTTACTCGACGACATCCGTGTCTTTCCCATACAGGTGTAGAGAGCCGACGAAGTGGGTGTAATCGCCCAACTCTAAACCAAGTTCCATAGCCATCTTAACCTGTAGAGCCGTAAAGCAGAAGACGTCAAACGGGAAGCCCAACCAGATATCGTTGGATCGCATCATAACCGACATATACAACGCGCCCTCTCTAATCAGGAACTGAAGGGCGATAGTACAAGGCGTATCCTTCATATTGACGGGGTTATTGTCCGCGTCCTTGATATGGATAACCGCTTGTCTAGTGTAGGGGTCATTGATAAGGAGCTGCTTACAATGTTCCCATTGGTCGAACCCAAACATATTTTGAATCCGATCTCCATAAGCCGAATTAACCGTGACCCCATCAGGGGACAACTTATTCCAGAACTTCGAATAGCGGTTAATGTCCTTCAGTCGGTTAGATCCAGACAGATACCAGAGAAGTTCGCCTACAGCGTATCTCATAGGCATGTCGCGGAGCGGGCTTTCAACCATACCCCTCGAAGGGTCGCTGATTACTACAGAGACGTTAATATGTTCGCCTACAACGGTGCCAGCACGAGACGGTTGTGAGAAGCCGTTCTCTCCTTGTCTAGATAACGAATCATACAGGTCTTCCCAAGCTGACGTAGCGTCAGGATATACTAAGTGCATTTATACCAACCCTCTCTCTAATAGATCGTACAGGTTACAAGCTTTCCATTTCAAGGCTTCCAAGTCGCCGTCATTACTTACATACTCGTCGTACTCGTAGTCCATAACTACGTTGTCTGAGTAGTTTGTATATGCCTTGTCCTCTTGTTTCTTTCGGATACAGAGGGTCAGAACCTTGAACCCAGCCTTCTCCAACTGCTCCTTGATATTGGCGATATTATAAGGCTCTCTGCAGTGTATAAAGGAGTACTTGGCAACGCCGTTCATTACTTGTCCCTTAACCCATTTGGTAGGGCCATCGAACAACTCATAGGACATACGCATCATACCCGCCAAAGCGTCTCTGATATCTTTGGGTTTGTCTCCGTTGAAGTCGCCGTCCCAGCCCATAAGTTTCAGGGCTTCCTTGGCAGGGGTACTTGTGTGGAAGTTGTCCGTATCTACGTTAAAATCTGTAAACATTTGGACGAATGTATCTTTACCCGCGTTGGGGTATCCATTAATTATAATTACCGTGCGCATCGTTTACCCTCCCTGTACTTGTCTACTAGAGTTAGAAACTTTGGAAGCATCTCTTCACGCTCTATCTTGGAGGTGTCGAGCCGTAGCGTTATCAATCCCGCGTCCTTGAAGAATTGCACGTTCTTAGCCACGGTACGCCACTTAGATTCAATCTGATCTTCCTTAACTGGTTTACCCCCATTACGCTCGTAAACCCGCTTTATACATACGTCTAGGGGCGGTAAGAAGTTCGCAACGACTATGACCCTTGGAGTTACCTCCTCACGGTCTACCTTACCCTGGTAATCCAGGAATAGGTCTATGTAAGTGGAGCGTATCGTGGAGTCAATAACCCCTTCCATTACGATATCGAAGTCAGGGTACTCGTCCCAAAGGAAAGCCAATAAAGCTTGCTTCTGAGCCTTTGTAGATATTGTATCCATCCCGCCTGTCTTATTTGCATACGTGCCGAGGGCTACCCAACGGTAGGTCGGGAATACTGTATATTTAACGCCATTAGGGTCTCTGCGAACCTCTGCGAATTTGTCTGTAGCTAGCATTTCCATAGGAACCGTAGACTTCCCAGCTCCGTTACAACCCCTAACATTAACGAGAAGTCTCAACGCCAGTCCTCCCTTGTTCTAACCAAAGTTTCTTACGTGATGTGCGAATACCCTTCCATCCCATCTTCTCCCCCAACATATGTTCTGGGAAGATAGCCGCGCGGATTTTATACATCTCTTTCCAGAGAGGGTATTCTGGATACCGTTGCTTATACAAGATAAGATTGCCTTGTTGTCTGTCGTGGTGGAAACCGCCGTATCGGGAAGCCTTGAAGAGATTCCTGAAACTGCAAATCTTGTTTATTACAGATACATCATCAACGTCTTGGTCGGGGTAATCCCAGTGTACCGCTTCCAGTACTACTCCCAAGTAGTCGTCCAGTACGCCCGTATCTACAGGAAGTTTACCTGTCTTATCGAACTCATCCGCCTCTTCGTCCATATAGAAGATATTCAGAAGCCCTGAGGTCAGATTAGCCGACTTCTTCCAGTCGTACCCAGCCGCTTCGATCTTTAACGGGATTAATCCATGACGGTTCATTGCGATGAGGGCTTCTGTAAATAGGTCTACCGAAAACCGACCCATAAACTTCCAACTTGCAAGCTCTTCTGAAATCTCGTTGAACTTGTCTAGAGGTCTGCCCTGTCCTGCTGTCTCTACGAGCCATTCGTACGGACGCCCATCAGTTATACTATTGAAGACATTTACGAGCGGAACGAACCAGTTCATTGATTGTACGTAACGCCGCGCTGAGCCGAATATAAGAGTAGGCTTATGAACCGCCCAAAACGTGTCGGGGTCTTTCTCGATAGCCTTGTGTTGCTCTAGAAGGAACGCCGCTGTAACCTCACAATATGTAAGGGAGTGATACCAAGCGAGTCGGATACAGTTGTCTAGAGTCAGTTTCTTGCGCTTTGCATATTCACAATAGGTAAGCGGGTCAACAGCGGGAGCGTAGTGTTGGTACTCTACAAACTTGTTGAGCCTCCAGTTCTTACCCCTGCCCTTGTCGTTGGGTATTGCTACCATAGTTCTCTCCTCCAATATCTTTCACAAGATGAGCTGGGTGAAAAACAAAGGTGCATGCACCAGAGTTCCCCAAGCTATGTTCTATTCTTCGTCGTCCCAGTCATCTTCCTCTTCGTCGTCTTCAACGACAGGAGCGGGTTTCTTTTTAGGTTTGGCAGGAGCTGGTGCCGCCTTTTTCTTTTTAACAGGAGGGGCGGGCTCGTCCTCTTCTTCCTCCTCATCTTCCTCTTCTTCTGGTTCTGGCTCAGACTTTTTCTTAGTGGCTTTTTTCTTGGCTGGAGGTGGGGTTTCTTCCTCTTCCTCGTCCTCATCTTCATCCTCGTCAACAGGTTCTGCTTCGAGCTTCTTGTAGTCCTTGATCTTAGCACGCTCGTTGCCGTTGTACGTCTCGTGCTCTACATCAACGATAAGGCGTTTGCCCTCGATAACGTCCAGATCCAAGGTAAGCTTTTTGTCTGCTTTAATACCGATCTTAGACAACATCGACTTCAGCTTCCAAAGAGCTTTCTCTGTAAGGGCATAGTTCTCGTAGATTACAGCGCCTGTAGAAGCCCCTGCAACTACAACGAACTTCACGTTCAGCTTGTCGTTACCCGCTTCAGATACGCCCTCTTCAACCTTGTCGATCTTGACGATATGTTCGCCCTCCGAACATTTTACAAACTCTTCTACCCCTGTAAAGTCCACCTTTAATTTTCTAGCCATTGTCTTTTTCCCCTTTCAGTCTGTTTACGATTTTTGTGTAAGTCGGGTTAATCATTGCCTTCGGAAGCTTGACGTGAGCGGGCTTCTGTGTCTTGACCCAATAATACGGGTTAGGGGCAAGGTGTACAATATGCTTGAACTCAACAGTGCCGTCTTCTTTCTCCTTCTGTACGATAGCCGTATGGATACCGAAGTTAGACATAGCCTCCAGATAGGTACGCGCCCCTTTAGATAAGGAAGGGCGAACATCAGGAGTAATCTCGTCTTCCATACCCTCGATTGTATCCATAACCTCGTGACAAGTCAATACGACTGTACGGGTACGGGCAAGGATATGTGCGAGCTTCACCATCTCTTCTTGGTCTTGCTTCAGATCGCCCCACATCTGCTGGGTCATCTTCTTACCCTTGGAGGTGGCGTGAGTATCTGTCCAATCGTTAACGACCAGAGAGAACGTGTCTAGGGCTACGGTCTTATACGTCTTGTCTAAGCGTAACTCTTGAAGCAATTCCTTGATCATTGCAGGGCTTGTAGCCCGAATCGCTTTGATACCGTCCTTGTCGGCTATGGTATTAGTGCCGTCATCACCGATTTGGATATATAGAAGGGGCTTGGGGAAAGTAGACAGGAGTTCTGTCTTCCCCGTTCCCGACTTACCGTACAAAACCCAGAGGTTGCTCTGACCCATCTCGCTTATGTCTACCGCGCTCTTGAGGTGAGTAGTCATTAGCGCTTACCACCCATAAGACCTGCGAACAGCTTTACAGGGTCAAGAGTCAACCCAACTTCGCTCTCCAGATTCTTCTCAACAAACTTCTCGATCAGCGTGTCCCGTAGAGCGTCTATACTCTCGATAGCACGGGCAAGGTCTTCGATACCAAAGGAACCCACGATAGCTTGGGACACCTGCAGACCTTTATCTGTATCTTTGAGGGCCATACAGATTACAATCTCACCTTCCAGAGTATGTACCTCGCCCTCAGCGCCAGCTTCGCGGGAGTCAACCATCGCCTTAATTACAGGGCGTTTCGGCTCGTATCCAGCTTCGACACCTTCAGCTTCCATCTTCTCGGACATATCTTGTAGATGTTGAGCGAACTTTGCGATACCTTGTAGAGCTTCAAAAATGGACGGTTGTTTGTTCTTCATTAATTATTTCTCCCTTTGGACATAGTCCCTGTTTTTTACGTACTCGGCGTCAGCGCCAGTAAACTCTGCATAACAGATAGGTCTGTAACTGCACCATTGGCAATCTCGACTTATATTCTTGACTTGGTTCTCGTCACCCTTGGTAACTATGTCCTTAGCTATCTGTTTGAAAGATCGCCAGACCGTATCTACCATCTCGGGAACGATAGCCATACTACAACGGAAGAAGAAGTTGGAAATATTCTGTGCGTACTTATCTGCTTTGGATAGTTCCTCGTCAGAGTCAATACCGCGCTCTTCACAGGCTCTTCTCCAGCTCATCGGGGTAATCCCAGCATTAGTTGCCTCGGAGAACCTGCCTGACTTCTCTAGCCATATAGGCTGTTTAGCAGGGCTTGATTTAATGTAATCCCAGCGAACCCTATCCAGCTTCTGACCCGTTTCGAGTTCCCAAGCCTTTGAATATAGACAAACCTGCATATTCATAGCCAGTACGCTCATGTCGGGCATAAAGTTGAAAGTCTTGTGCTCGCCCATAGAATTGTCTGCATATATCTCGTCAATGATGCCATGGAAGTAAACAGGCAATCCTTTGTATTTTCCGATTTGAACCAGAAACTCGTGCTCTGTCTCTATCGGTAGCTCTTCATTACCCCATACTTCCAGGTAATCTCCGAATACAGTGTCTAGGTCTTGTATGTAATCTTCACCCAGCCCATCCTGCTGTCTACCTGTAAGACCAGAGTAGGCTTCCTTGATACCTTGTCTAGCTTCTTTAAGCCCGTCTGGGTCTCCTCTGTGCTCTAGAAGCTTGTGGAAATCTCCACCAAACCATAGAGGTCTCTCAACCCCTTTGGGTCTTAACCGTAATACATAAGAGAAATAATGTCGTTGAGGGCAGGACAGATAGCTCGATATCCTGGAGTAGCTTATTTTATAGCCCTCGTACTCCTGATCTTGATATTTGAAGGTCGGAACAACGTACACCTCCCTTCCATAAGATAAACAAGCGCTTAATTTTGTCCGATGTTAACGGTCGGACAGCCGCGCTACGGACTAGAGTTGGGGCTTTAGATTCGTAGCCAATGAAAAATTTGGTTGTTAGCAAATCAAGGTCTTACAGATTACATTTCTTCGTAGTCGTCGTCTTCTTCAACTACAGCAGCTTTTTTCTTCTTAGCAGGAGCTGCTGGCTTAGCTTTCTTTTTAGGAGCTACAACAACCTCTTCTTCTTCGTCTTCCTCTTCTTCATCGTCCTCTTCGTCTTCTTCCTCTACGACAGGAGCTGCTTTTTTCGCTGGAGCTTTTTTCGCTGGAGCTTTTGCTTTCTTTTCTTTCGGAGCGGGAGCATCGTCAGGATGTACGATTTTGTTAGCGTACTTTTCTTTGCCTTCCACTACGTTTTTCTGTACGCCCGTTTTACGGTCGAAGATCATAAGAGTGCCATCAGCTTTCTCAACGGTCAATTCCGTTTTTGTAGCCGCTTTGATTTTAACGTCTGCCAATCGAATACCCGTGAATCCAAGAAGAACTACTGCTTCACCTTTAGTTACATTAGCCAGTGACATTTTGTTAATCCCCATTTCGTTTTAGTTTTGTACTACCAACAAAATCAATCATATACTATTAATCTCCTAAAGTAAACCCCTTTTTCGACTTTTTTCGATATTATTTTTCAAGCTCGCCGTCGAACGCCGTCGAATTTGTAGGGGCTGGGGCTAGGCGTGCCCAATAGCGGGTTGCGGCGTAGTTGTCAATGCCCTTTCCTCTATTAATAAGTACGAGACCGCCCTTCACCCGCTCCTCGATTCTACTATCCAATTCCACTAGGCTGGAGCTAGTTAATAGAAGAGGTTGGTTACCCCTTCTCCAAGGATACACACCACTGTTGACCTTATTGTTACTCATTTGGAACCCCACGCTCCTATGCCGACATCGGCTTGTATCGGTACCTTGAACTCGACCCCAAATATGTCGAGAGCTTCTGGATGAGCCATGATTCTCTTAATCTCCCGCTCTGCGTCTACAAGATACTCGTCAGGGCAGTCTACCAATATGGCATCATGTATTGTTCCTACCACGGATAAATCCATTTCCTTAGACAACTTATGGTCTATCTCGATAGCCGCGAAGACTAAGAGGTCAGATGCCGTCGATTGCACTGGCGTGTTGATGGCTCTGCGGATTGCGTCGCCCCTCTCCCACCTATTACGACTATAAATGTCGGGGAGGCTTCTAAAGCGCCCGAAACGGTTTGAGACACCTCCCATAGCCTCGCATAACTCTTCTACCTCGGCATGCCACTGGAGAAGACGCGAATACTTCTGGAAGAACAATTGACGATGTCGTTCGGCTTCCTGAGGGGTATAGACAGCCCCATAAGAATCGAAAGCGTAGTTTACAAAGCCCTTCGACATCATACCGTACAAATAACCGAAGTTTACAGCTTTTGCCTTGGTACGGTCATCCTTCGTTGGTTGTAATCTACCTGATAAGTCGATAGCGGTATTGGTATGTATGTCCCCGCCTGTACGATATATCTCGATCATTGTAGGGTCATCGGCGTAATCAGCTGCTACTCTCAACTCAATCTGGCTATAGTCAGCCTCGATAAGGCTACGCCCAGCCCTAGCATCGGCGGTAAACATCGTACGCAACTCAGGATTCCTTGGTACCTGTTGTAGATTAGGGTTGGAACAACTCGGTCTACCTGTCTTAGTGTTGGTAACGTTGAAGCTTGGGTGAATCCGCCCGTCATGCGATGCGAACTCTGGCCACTGCTTGAGGAACTTGGAGTTTGCCCCATAAAAGAACTTGTACTCCAGAAGCTTCTTAGGCAGATCGTGCCCATCAGCTACCAACCTTCTCATTGTTTTAGCGTCAGTTGAGCCGCCCGTCTTGGTCTTCTTTAAGATCGGTAGCCCTTCCCCTTCTTTCTTGTCGTAGAGGGCTTTCGCTACCTGTATAGGGCTGTTCCAGTTGATATCGTACATATCCTTGATAACTTGGAGGGTCTGTTTCTCCTTGAGCTTGTACTCTCTGCTGACCTTCTTGTGTTTAGCCTTGTCGAAGAAGATTCCGCGCTTCTCAATACGACGATACATAAGGAAAGCGGGCTTCAACAGGTAATTCAAGTGCATCCATTGTTTATCGGACAGACGGTTGAAGAAGTACTCGAACAGCTCCCATGGAACGGACAAGTCTTTCTCCAGATACTTCTCAACTACAGGGTTGTTCGGCTTAATTTTCTCTCGAAGCGGGATATCCCAGGAAGCTATTCCCAAGTACGATTCAGCCATAGTGTCGAGAGCATGTCCCGCCGCTAGATCGTAGGCTGTACCCATTAACATCACATCGTAATGTATTGGTAGCATCATACCGTACTTCTGTTCTATAAACAAGGTATCGAACTTACCGTTCTGCCATACAAGCTTAACCTTGTCCCTCTTCAGCTTTTCAACGATTCGGAGAAATCTGTCCAAATCCTTGTCTTCGTGCATATTCAGGATGAAGGTCTTGTGTAGAGGACTGCCGATGTCCTCGGCAAGCCCTATCCCAATATAGTTTATCGAATCCTTGAATTTGTCCAGCCCTGTTGTCTCTATATCGAGAACGGCGTATCTAGGCTTCATTGTAGTCAGGCTCCTCGTAGTTGATTATTCCTGTACGAGCCTCTTCAGCGTCTTCCCGCTTGTGTTCTATCCAACACCACTTAGAACAGAAAAGCTGTCTATGACTCGTCGGTTCGAACAGACAATCACAGTGTTTACAGAGTATCGGGTGCAACAGCTTTCCTCGCTTCCTCGTCGCCGCCTTGTTGGGAGCGCCTTGTAGAATAGAATTCATGCATCTCTTTCATAATTCGAGAGGTCAACACTGGCCCAATACCTTTTGCATTTGCTAGACCTTGCACCCAATCGCTGTGTATTGTCTCGATGCATTTACAGTACCCGTCGAAGAAACCAGCGTCATAAGCGACAGACAACCTTTTCTCCAGCTCTTTGGGTTTCATTTATATAGCGCCACCATTGCTTGAAGTGCTTGGGACTTAGCGATAAGAAGCTGCGCCCCTATTTCTCCTACAACCCCGCCTGGGTACTGTTTTATTCTGTCTACGATATGGTAATCAAGAACGGCTATGTGATTGTTTATCGCTAGTTCTAATTGTGTACGGTTGCTAATCATTTCCTCAACCCAACTCCCTTCCAACAAGCTTCTCGACTACTTGGGTGACGGGCTTCCTTGAACTGTCCCCGTATATGTCGGATAAATGCGTGCTTTTTGTGAGCCTCTCTACCGTTGTCGATACAGAACTTCACATAGCCCTCATACAAGGACTTCTTGGTACACCACTTCGTTCTGCCCGTAACGCACTGTGTTTGTAGATAAGCGTGGATACTGTCGGAATCCTGTCTCATACCCTCGATCAACTTGTTACTATTCTCCGTTCTAGGAATCTCCAGTACAGGAAGTCTAGCAAGGAGATGTGGCAGGGTATCTTCAATACTTTGTACGCTACACAACTCCTGTACGTATTCGTTGTTAAGCTTCAGCGCCTTGTTCATATGGAGAATCCGCATCCGTAGATAAAAGGCGTTGGACTTCTCTTCTAATTGAAGGGGCATCTGGTTGAACGAGAAAATCAACTTGGCAAACGGTACAAAGAAAAAGGGTTCTTTGCCCTTCTTCTCGTGCATTATCTGGTCGCCGCCTGTAATCTTCTTCAGATTCTCGATAGAGGAGAGGGGCAGTGACGAGTTATCCGCACAAGAGTTCAACAGACGGTCGTACAACTGAGCTGGGTAGAACCTCATATTCAGTTCGTGCATAGACAAGGAAGACGTATTGTATTTCCCAACGAGAGTCTCAAAGAATCGGATGAGTACAGACTTACCTGTATTCGACTGACCTTGTAGAACCATAAACGTCTTGAGCCCGTAATCCAACGTTAGACAGTAAGCTAGGTAAGTTGCAACCATTTCTATGTCGTCTTCAGACAACTCGCACATCTCAGAGAGGAACTTGTATAGAAGCGTATTCTTCCAAGTAACCTTTGTCTCGTTGATACTGTGCGGTATCTGTAGTGTTTGTAAGTATTTACTGTCGTGGGGCATAAGCGTAGCGTTGTCGATATCCCATACGCCGTTACCGAAGTTAATCAGGTTCTTGTCCGAGTTCAGATCAGAAGCATCTCTCTGTATTCGGGTATCATCGACCACAAGCCGATAACAATCCATAATACGAGCTTGGGTAATCAAGTGATCCTCAGCTATCATCTCCTTGATGGAGTTACGGACAAATGAGCTTGCCTCTTTATACATCCCATCCCGATACTGGTAACACTCCCCGCCGATTACAAACAGGTCGCCCCTATTAACAAAGTAATCACAAATAGAACGGCTGTTGATCTGACTGGGATGTCCCTTACTATTGTAGATGAGGTAGGGGTTGTCCCCTTCTGGTTTAGCTTCGTACTTCTTTGTATTATCGACGATCTTGGCTAACTCGCGCTCGTCCATAGGGGTCTGGAAGATAGTTGTATTGATAATATCCGCCATTTCCTCTATCTGTTCGCCGCTTGCCCCTTTATGTTTGTAAGCCATAAGGTGAGCGAACAAGGTTGAGTTTCTGCCTTCGCCCTCTTTCATTCCTAACAAGCTATCTTTCCGATTAGCGATGGGGGTTAGTTCGAGCGGCATCTCAATAATGTCTTTAACCTTATTAAATACACGCCCCTTCGTACCGAACGGTAGAAGTACATACCCTTTATTCGCACAGCGGAAATCGCATTTTAGACCAGAAGGTAGTACCATACCAATCTTCTGCGGATACTCCTTGTTAGTCTTAAAGTAGAGATGCAAGCCTTTGGGGGTCTTACACATAAGTGTCTTAATCCCAAGCTTCTCAATCATTTCCAGGGCTTCTTCCTTGCCCTCGTCAATATCTACAACGATATAGTTGGATCTAACCCACCACCCAATAGTCCCTCCAGAGAACAGATGTCTCTCGGCAAGCTCTGAGCTTACAATAGCGGGGTCAATCCGCTCCTTACCGTTACAACGGACGTAACTGTCCGATCCAGCTAGGGCATTAAACTCCTTGAGGTTCAACAGGCTTTACCTCCCTGTCAACAGTTGTTTGGTGGAAGCCCTTCCCAGAGTCTAGCCACCGTTCAAGCCGAACTAACTTGGCGTCTTGAGCCGCGTACATCTCGTCCTCCATAATATCAAATATCATAGATACATGGGTAAGTACAATCATAACGTCAGCCAGTTCCTCTATTACCTTGGCTCTTATGTCTGCCGAGGCTAGTTCGTGGGACGGATAGCGCGGATATTTGGACAGTACAGCTCCTAGCTCGCACAGCTCCTCTACGGCTACAGAGATTTGGTTGTCGTAGCCATACTCCGTCTGAGCTCTTCCCAACAGCTCGATCATTCTTTCAAAGCGTTTTTGTTCTTCGCTCACGCTCTTCTCTCCTTCCCAAAGTCCAAATATTCCTTGCGGTTACTTGGCTTGCTAGGCGGTCTGCCTACCTTTTGCTTCTTTGCCTCGCGCTCTGTATCTGCTCTGCGATTACAAGAGTAGCTACAGTAATAATCCCAGCCGCCGTTCTTGTTCTTCCAGCGGTAGATATACCCCGATGCCATAGAACTTGGGATATAGAAGGGCTTTTCACAACACTTACAACGTCTATCTCCATCATACGGCTTCCTAGCTTCCGTCATCGACCCAGAGCCTCCCTGATCTCATCGAACGCTTTGTCTATATTATCGTTCTCCAAGAAGTATTGTACTGCCTCCAAGGCAAGGATGTATTTTTCTGAGTTGTCGGTTTGTTTATGGTCGGGTATTACCCCGCCTTTGGCTAGGTTGCCCCTGTACTTAACGGTGGTTGTCATATTACCGTCCGTATCGACTTCTGTATGGACTTCTTCAGCAGAAACGCCTTCGGGTACAGGAATGCCTTGCTTACCTAGAGCGGCGTTGATTCTGTCTCTCGCAAGCTTCTTGGCTATGCTCCCGCCTACGTCCCCAGTTATCGGCTCTATAAGAGGACTAATACCTAACACGCGTTGTCTGAACTCGTCCAGAGCGCTCGCAAAGAGTCCTCCTGACAATTCGTCTACAATAACCTGGTTCGGTCTGAGTCCCCCAAGATTCGGTCTGAGTCCCCCAAGAGCGGGTTTGGGTATAGGTACGCCAGAAAGCCTAGCCACTACGTTGTCTGTATTCAATCTAGCAGTGAATACAACGTCGCCAACTACGTCCTTCTCCTGCTTGTATATCTCCATAGAATCCTTCACGGCTTCTCGAACATCTTTGGAGAACTTTTGTACTAGCATCTCCTTGGCGTGTTGGTAACCGCCTCGCTCTACCATCTCGATAGGTACAACAATGTTTGTCTCTACGGTCGTCATTTTGGCATCACGTGCAATAACAACAGAATCGCTCCGTTCAACATACCTAAGACCACAAGGGCATAAGAGATTTTGTCTACGGATTTACTATACCTGTTTCTGAACATACGGGTCTGCCTCCTTGAATTCGGGGTAATGGTGTAGCTGGATACCCTCAAGATTGAAAATCTCGGCTACCTTGCTGGATACCTCTGTCTCACGCCCATAAACTACGCGCCAGATACCAGCTCTTGCAATCGCTCTCGCACAAGCTTCGCAAGGGTAGCGGGTTACAAAAATCTCCGCTCCCAAAGAGTTCAACCCCGCCGCGATTAGGGCATCAATCTCAGCGTGCAGGGTAGAGGTACAATGTAGTCTACCGTCTGCCCCTAACTCTTGGCAGGACTCCAATCCGCTACAGCTTCCTCGGTTAGCTCCCAACGCAATAACTGTCTGGTTACGTACAATCATCGCGCCTACCTTGACTTTAGCACATTCCGCTCCAATCTCGGCGTAGTTGTGAGCCATCTTCAACATCTTCAGGTCTCTTTGTCTCATCCGCGTCCCGCCTTATACTTGTTCTTAGGTCTGCCTGTACCCTCTACAGCACGTATGTACTTCGAGATTTCACAGTGGCAGTTCTCCAGAGACATAACATTCATGTATCGGTCGCCCTCTTCCAGATCATCGAACAGCTTGAACGGTTCCCACTTCCAACCTCGTGAAGAAAACTCGTAGTCAATGTTGTCTCGTAACCAGAATAGCGCTTCGTCGTAGTTCATCCCATCAAAGTTGTCGAATATGTTCTTTAGCCCTCTAATACAACCAGGGCCAGAGATCGTGAATTCGTTCTCGGAGAACGGGAAGCCCTTTATATAGGTAAGGTCAACGTAAATTTGATACGCAAGGAACTCTCCCAAGCCGTTATAGCCCTTGATTTCCTCGAACACCTGCAGTTGGTTCGGAGCGGACTTGATCCGATCTACCAAACCATCGTCCCACAACATGTACGCGAACTTAATAATACGCATTGGCATAAACTCATCGTTCAAGTATTCGTTCTTACCCAGGGCAACTTTCAGTCCGCAGGTCAGGAACGCGTTGGTGAAGAATGTATATTTAGGCTCGTTAAGGAGTCTAACTTGTAGAGCCTTACGAACCATAGCCGCAGAGGGCTTTCTTGTCTCGAAGTTGATATGCCCGCCGAATATCTCAAGCGTTGACGACTTGTTGAACATTCGGTACAGGATACAGTTCATAATCTTGTTCTCATAGGACAGGTCTGGGTTTTCGATTACATTCCGTAACAACCATTTTGTTTCACGGTCATGTTCTCTACGGACATTGGTGAATTTAAACTCCTGGAGGATGGGGTCTTTAGTCCACGGAGCGGGTAGCCCCTGTACGTCCTTACGCTTATGTATTAGATACCGCTGGACGATAAAGTTGTGTAGATGTTTGAGGTTCTTCTCGTTGAGAGCGGGCTTGGCTTCTTTAATCTTATCCTTCCGTACGCCGCAATAGGGCACGTCACGCTTAGTTGTCTTCACTGGGTAACCTTCCTCTCATCTTGTACTCAAAATCAATCATACTCGAAACGGCTTCAAAAGTAAATACCCAACTTAGAAATTTTAATCATCGACAAGACTTTCATCGACACGCCTACCTTCATCGACATGTACCTACCAAGCCCGCCGACCTTCATCGACACCGACCTTCATCGGCGTGACCTTCATCGACATGGCCCCGACCTTCATCGACATGTCCTGATCCATGTCCCTGGTGGGATTTTGGTGTACCCCACCGCCTCCACCAATCCTGGCCTCACCCACTGGGAATCCCATAGGAACTGGGGTTCACCAGCAGCCTTTGTCTGGCTTGGGAGGGTGGATCGGGTGTTGGTGGGGTTATCGCTTGGGATAGACCTCAGGTGGCGTAGGAAGCCGCTTTCTAACTATACGGCGCGGCAGGTGCGAAGTAAAGGGTTATTTTTCCCCAGAAACGAGTCTAGGGTGTCCCCTTGGCGATTTAATGGACGCATGTATCTACACCAAGTATTAAGCTGTTTTGGTAGGAGTTAGCCCAAGAGATAGGGCAGACCGCGCTCCTATGGTAGGGGTAGACTACACCCCTCTACGGGCTTATGCCCGCTACCTTTGGGAGGCAGAGGGCTTGACCCCTATATCGGGGTGGGAAGGGCGGTGGATGGCTTAGATCGCCACCTAGCCAGCCATTATATCCGTGGAAAAGAAAAAGGTGTCCGTAGACACCTTCTAGGCAAATAGGAAGAGGGCTACAAGGATGAAAGCCCATAAGATACAGGCGTAAAGGAATGCTCTGGCTGCTATACCCATGAAATACAGGAAGTTATCCACCTTTGACCACCTCCAGGTAGTCTTCGTCTGTCCCGATCCTGTTGATAAACCCATCCCCTAACATGTCGCACCACTTCTCTGGGTCGGGAATCTCCCAGAAATACATAACTCCCATGGCCGCTTCCCTGTCTAGGGCTGTCTCGACTGTACCTGCATACATTACCTGTACCCGTCTGTACTTAGGGCTCATAGGAACACCCCTCCCATACGGGACAGGATAACCATCTTGATGTCCTGGTACTCTTCGTCCAGACTTTCGTCTGTATCGTACAACATCCGCTCCTTAATCTCCACCAGTCGATCCAGCAATTCGCCGTCCGACATGTCTTTCCATCCGTCCTGTACTTCTCCCATAATTCCCACCCCTATACAGATATTCTAACCATGGACTCGTCAGGGACAGATCCACTGTCCTACGCCATTCAGGCGTTTCGTCCTGGGAAACCCCTGGGCGGCTTACACCGCCCGTGCTACAGCCGCTTTCACGGCTTCTAAAGCGTGGTAGTAACGCCCAGCGTCCTGTACTTTCAGTGTACGGATCGTGTCGTTGTCCAGACCTTTCACCACTGCGATCTTGATTACTTGTTCGAGGGGCAGTTTAGCCGATTCCAATTTTACCACGTTTGTGATCATACGGTAGGAGAAAGTCCCACGAATCCCATTGGTTTTGCAGAAGTTGCGAAGGGAGCGGACGAAGTTCACCAGTGCCGTGTTGCCTTTTGCCAGGGAAAGCTCGACGTTCTTGTCGTAGTCAAACTCGATGACCGTAAAGCGGTCAAGTGTAGCGCTGTCGAGTACAAGGCGACCTGTGTATAATTCGTTCGCGCCGCTCCCTACAGTGTTTCCAGCAGCGACCACGCGGAAGTCTGGGTGAGCGTCTACTTTGCCTGTCGGAAACTCGAAGTATCTGTTTGCGATCGCCGCGTTCAGAAGCACCAGCACCTCTGGGATCGAAGCGTCAATCTCGTCTAGGAAGAACAAGCCGCCCTTGGTGAAAGCTCTGAAAAACTCTGTCTCGTGGTACTTGCCGCCCGCATCGATGAAACCAGTGATTTTGTACTCCTGCTGTACGCTATTGGTGAAGTAGAACTCAAGCTCCAGTTCCTTTGCGATGTCCAGCAGAGTGTGGTTTTTGCCTGTACCCGCGTCTCCCACCAGGTAGACTGGGATATCGAGCTCAACGCATGTTTTAATCGTATCGAACTGGGCGTGCTTTACTGGCCCCTCTGGGCTTTTCGGAGCTTCTTCCTTCGGTGCGCCGATCTCGATCTTGCGGGATTCCTTGGCAGCTACGGGCTTTTCCACCATAACCTCAACGATCTTCTTGCCCTCTTCGATGGAGCCGATGAAGTTGCAAGCCTTGTAGCGGATGTCGTTCAGGTAGAAATGACCTTCCCCGCCTGTTTTATTCAGGTAGTACGAGCGGACGATGGTCTTGCCCTCTGTAGTAGTCACCTCTATGTACTTGTCATCCAGTCGTGCCAGGGATTTGAAGCCGTTTTCCGCTAGGGCTACAAGCCCGATTGCTGTCTCGTTTGGGTTATTCAGGTATCTAGTCTCCATTTTTCCTGTCTCCTCTGGGCTCTATGGCCATTTTATGGTGTTTCCTGGGGGCTATCTCCCCCACAAATAACATACTACGAATCCCAACAACAAGTAAAGCTTTATTTTTGTCTACCGTCCGATTGATTTGATAAAAGCTTCTACGTTCCCAAGGCGGGATGGGATAAACACGTCTTTTTGGTCGAAAACTTTTTTCATACGCTCCCCATCGGGCATTCCATAACCGCCTGTGAACCCTGGCTTAGTCATGAACGGGCACCGCTCAAGGAAGCGGAACCCAACGCGGCGAAGCATCGCGGGGTGGGCTAACGGGAACGCTACCTTTGTAAGGGACAGGCGTTCTTCTGGTTTCTTGAGGGTAACACGGAAGCAGATCGTCTCATCACCGCTTGTCGAAGACCAGAAAACATTGAGTTTTACACGATATCCCTTGTTTTCGAGCGCCTGGATAACCTGGATCGCCTTGATGCCCTCTTCTTCGATAGTCTCTGACGATACCATGGCCGAGAAGTCGATACCCTTGTTGATAACAATGATTTTCTGTTTCTGCGCTTCCAGCTTTCTGTCTATCATGTTGTTAGGGACACCCTGCAGGTACAGAGGGACACTCGCCTGACTACCTACCATCCCGAATGTGGGACGCGACCGCTTTACAGGAGAGGACACCGTAGTGGGCTTTACACGGGCTGCGATCTTCTGGGCGAAGGTTGTCCACCCTGTCGCTAACAGGTGCGCCGCGTCTTTATATGTAGGGGTTCCGCTCCACCGAGCATCGTTTGTACGTTCAGAGGACAAGTCCCGTTGGGATTCTTGGAAATAGCGGTTAACTGGTTGGTCGTCCATATATTGGTTAAACTCTGTGATAGATGGGAAATCGGCTAGTTTTACCGTGTGACGGCTGTTAGATTGTTTCGATTCGGTGTACTTCATTGGGTTTTCGCTCCTTTTCATGTCGGGAAATATTCGGGAAATACTCGCTCTGGGGTATCTTCCCCACAACTAACATACTACGTCTTGGGAATAAAAGTAAAGCGGGAATTTGTCCCGCCCTACTAATTTGTCCTACGCCTTGTATCTGGTGGGAATCTTATGTATAACGTCCCCGATGTCCCCGTGATAGCCGTTGTTTATAAGTACAAGAAACCCATCCGTAGTCAACTTTAGGTCGACATACAGATCTTCGAAATCGTGGGAAACCCCATAAATTCCTTCGTCGCCGCCCGCTAAAGGCTCGTACATTCCCACCGTAGCCACGATTTCTTCTTCGTGCTCGATCCGTAACCCATCTAATACATCGAATCCTGGTGTAGCGTACAGTAAATCCCACTCGTTACAGATAACTACAAACTCTTTTTCCATTTTATCCCATCTCCTCTTGTATTATCGCCCTACAAGACCTAGTATACCCGATAATCGTTGGCTCGTCTACCCTTTGTCGAGCTTGGCGTAGCCAATGGAGAAGTGGATTCTGGGATGGGTCTCTTCTTATTATAATATACGCATGCGCCCGCGTACGCGGTTGGGTGGATTAGACGTCCATAATTGGGCGCATGCGCAATCTGGTGGGTTTCCCCAATAAAAGTCCTGTCTTCCGTGCTAGAATGTCAAAGTTGGTAGCGAGTGGGGTTTATTGATCGGTGGGTTAGCGGGTATACTTAAGTAACGAACCAACCAAACGGTTAGTTGCTTACCCTCCAGTTGGGAGGTTACTATTGGTAACTGTCTAGTTGGCCCTCTAATGGCTTGGCTATTCGGCTGTCCGTTGTTAGACGTCCATAATTGGCCTTCTGCGGGTTTTTGGGTGGAAAACAACTATTCGCCTGTCTTTGTTGCTAGGATGGAAATACAACAACGGGTGGGGTTGCGGACACTATAGTTTTGGTAGTGACTTTCTGGTCGGTTGGTAGCTAACTTGTGCTGGGGCAGCTTACCATCTGGTTGGTAACGAACGGATCGGTTGGTAACTAACTAGGAGGTTGGTAACTTACTACTTGGTTGGTTACTTACTTTTGGGAAGCGACTTACTGTCTGGTTGGTTACTTACCGATCGGTTGGTTAATATGTTTTTGGTAGTTACTTTATGGGAGGTTGGTTACTATGGTAAAGAGAGCAAAAATGCCGTGCAAGAAAAACGGGTGTGGAGCGCTCGTTGAGATCGGGGTGGGCTGGTGCGAGAGACACCTCAGTGGACGTGTGACGGAGTACGAGAGGACTAGACCCACGGCGCGGCAGAGAGGGTACAGCGTGGCCTGGGAGAAGGCGCGGCTGGGCTACCTACGGAAGCACCCACTGTGCGTTGCCTGTCTGTCTCGTGGGCTGGTAGTACCTGGGGCTCACGTGGATCATATTGTCGATCACAAGGGAGATCGTGGGGTGTTCTGGGACAGTGGGAACTGGCAGACGCTCTGTGCGTCCTGTCACAGCCAGAAAACAAGGAGAGAGAATGGGGGTGGGGGTAGGTAGGTTGGGTTCTGTTTGGGTGGTATATAATGGGTGGAAATCGTGGGAGCTGCTGGGTGGAATGGTGGTTATTATTGGTGGGGGTGGGGTGGGTGTATGCCTTGGATGTTTTGCTTGTTTCTGGGAGCTGGTGGGGTTGCCTCGGGGTCAGACAGGACAAGCATCTTGGGGTGAATCGACAGAATTCCCATCCGTTGTTGGGTTTTCCACCTGTCGGACAGCCATGGGGGTGTTGGAAAAGGCATGAATGGTGGTGCGTGGGAC